TCAACACCATGCAACTTACGCAACTCCTCCTCAGCTTGGTTAGCCACTTCTGCTTGCTCTTTAAGTTTTTGATTTGCTTTTTCGGCTCGATCTTGCATGTACATGTAGCCAGCAGCTAATGCGGTGACGCCGATTGTAAGCACCCCTGCCCAGCCACCTACCAACCCAAAAACTTTGGAACCTACGCTTGTTGCTGTGTTTAAACCATTTTGTGCAGCAGTTTGTGCTATTAATGCTTGAGTGACAGCATCGGCTGCAAGTTTATAGCGAGCGTTGGCCGCAGTTGCACCAAATTTAGCCTGTGTCTCGGCATTTGTAGCCTGAACATTCGCAAGATGAGCTTTAGCTTCATTCAATTTTAAAGTTGTGAGGACAATCGCATCCTGCTTTTGTGCTTGGTCAGCAGCCTTTTGAGCAGCAGAAGCAACAAGATCAGCTTGAACTGCAACTGTTTTAGAAATTATTGCTTTAGTAATTGCACCAATACCCAAAACGACAGCACCATCTGCCAATAATTCAAAGTTGTTGGCAAGCACTTCGATTGAACCTGAAAGTACCTGAGCCGCTCCAGAGCTTCTCCCTGCCTCCCCGATAAACTGCGTTAAACTATTACTTAATAACCCTAATGACTGCCCAATAGTTGCATCTGTTTTACCGAATTGCTTATCGGCCTCTTCAGACATGCTAAGTAATGCTTTGGTTACTTTCTCAGAGGTTAATTCGCCATTTTCCGCCATAGATTTAAGTTGTCCGATAGGCACATTCATACCCTTAGCCAACAACTGCATTAATCCATAGCCATTTTCCATGACAGAGTTAAACTCATCCCCACGCAATGCTCCACTTCCAAGGGCTTGCCCTAACTGCATAATAGCTGCATCCGCTTGAGCTGCTGTCGCCCCTGATAATGCAATACCTTTAGAGATTGTTTCTGTTAGGCGCCCAATATCTTCTTGCGCCAAACCAACATCTTTAGCATTCATTGCAAGCTTCTGATAAACCGTTGCAGTAGATTCCCAAGATGAGCGTGAACGTTGAGCAATTTCAAAAGTATTATCCATTGCTGTATTGAGTTGATTCTGCCCTTCAGTTACCAACTTCAATTGGTTTTGGATGCCTGTATAAGCATCCATCTTAGCAACAGCAGCCCCGATGGTAACTAGTCCAGCCATATAGCCAGCTAGTTCGCGTGTTGCCACTGACAACCCATCCATCGACTTAGTTGCAAAGTCTCCTTTGCGCTCAATACTATCTAATTCATTGCCTAGATTGCGCGCATTACGCTCTGCTATTTTTAGCATCAATTACAATAACGAGACGTGATTCTTGTGCCATTTTACTTTCCTCTAGGCAATAAAAAACCGCCGATGTTTGGCGGTTGTATGTATTTTTTAAGGTTACAGTTCTTTGTATTTCAGCAGCATTTCGTTGAACTTATCATTAAATCCATCTAGCTCAACTTCACTATCTATGTTGTATTCATAGGGCCATTCTTTATATCTTGTATAGGCAACTTTACCCCTCTTCATTTGTTCAATTACTTGCAAGGGGGTCTTAGATACTCCTTCATAACCATATATTGCAGGATTGTTGTCAACCTTTACAGCGCTGGTCGAACGAGGGAAATGATCTCTCCCTACATAAACACCATAGCTGCCATTAATTATAGTGACCATTAAATCTCTGAATGGTTTATTTAGACTGCAAGATTTAGTTCCATTAAAACGATCTTTACTACAACTTACTTTCCAATTAGTTATGTCCGAGTTATCAATATGTATTTTTTTTACTTCTTCATAATCTGAAGAATTGTCCTCTTTTGTAGAAAGTATTGTTGACCCATCTTTGCTTTTATGAGCATAAATATCCTGTGCAAACGTATTAAAAGGTAAAAGAGTAAGCATCACCAAAATAAAGTTTTTCATCTTTAAACCTTAATAAACTAAGAAGTATTTTAAATTAAGAAAAATCATCCAATTTCATTAAATTATCAGCATTGAAATTTGGGCAAATATCACAGTTAAATTTAACCGCCTGCGCTTGAAGTTGGGATTGAAGTGAGGCAGGGTGATCCTTGCTTAAGTATCTATGAGAATTGGCAAGAAGTTTACAAGGGTGTATCCACTTTGTTGCCTCTTTTTTCTCGGCTCTTGGTATAAATTCATCTTCTCTTTTGACAAGGTTGAGTTCAAATACTAAAGGGCCTGTATTTTGTGGTTCACCAACATCCTCTACAACTTGAAAACAATAAGCTTTCTTGTCAGTAGCCCGAAATGAATCCCTAAAACAACCAAGCATTTCTGAAAGTAGTCTTGTTCTATTAACTGGCTGCCCATTAAGAAAAATATGAACACCTTTCCAGAATAGAGCTAAATCCATAATTGCTTTTATTAAGCTAACATTCTTTAGGTTTATCTCAAATGAAGAAAGGTAATATATTGATTTACCATCTTTGATTTCTTCAAATGTGTCTGCAAGTTTTGCCAAACTTAATGCAGCCTGAAAATTCTGTGACTTTGATTTCGGGAAAGCAATAACAAAATGCGCATCAACTGATTTAACAATTAACTGTGCTTGCACTTCGGGGTGAAGTTCATACACGCAATATCCCCTTTACCTACTTCTCAATAGTAATCTTAAATTTTTCCAACCTGCTTGAAAGCTCTTCCATAAGTTCCTCAGTAGTGAGTTCGGATTTATTAACCCTTCCACTACTTAAACTTTCTTGCAGCCTGTAAACAACCTCCGCGTTAAGCGACCTACTATTTTCAATTGCTGCATGCTCTATTTCTTTCTTTAGCTCTATAGGCACTCGAATATTGATTTGCGGGTCTGCTCTAGACATCACTTTGAAGCTCAAAAAACGTTTTATAAGAATAATAGTATTACGGTGCTTGACACAATAGCATCACCGTTATATAAATATATCACCGTTATACACCGGAGTAGAAAATGGCTAGAAAAGATCCCCAAATTAATATTCGAGTTCCAGAAGAAACTCTTGATAAATTAAAAATCGAAACTGAAAAAGAGCATCGTAGCTTAACAGCGCAAGTAAATCTTCTTATTGAAGAATGGTTGCTAAAGCGCACAAAACACCAAGCCTAAATACAAGTAAACCCTGCCGACTCTCACATCAAACAGGGTTTTGTATCATTCCCAAACTAAGGAAAATCAACATGACAAGTTTAGCATTAACTTTTAACGAAGTGAACTTTTCTCCTGTACAACACAACAACCAGATTTGGTTAACAGCAAGTGAGCTTGCAAAAGCTCTAGGTTATGCAAAATCTGATGCAGTTACTCAAATCTACGAACGAAATAAACATGAGTTTACACCTGAAATGACAACGACCCTCAAAATGAGTGTCGTTAGAAAAACTGGCTCTGTAGTAATGGAGAACCGTGTTTTTAACTCTAGAGGATGTCACTTAATCACCTTCTTTGCTCGCACATCAGTTGCAGCGCAATTCCGCAAATGGGTACTGGATGTTCTTGATAAAGAAATTGGTGCTCCAGTTGCAAAAACCCATAAATCTGAACGTGAACCTTTAACAAGTGCTGTAAATCTGCTTGTGTCTAAAACCAAGCATTTGAACTATAGCGATGCTTATAAATTAGTTCACCAACGTTTCAATGTTCAGCATATTGATGAAATCCCACATGATGTAATTCCTGTGGCAGTTGAGTATGTTCATCATCTGATCGCTATGTACAGCAGTGCTGAGAAGTACAAAGATACTGAACCAAACATTCATACTGTATTGCGAGATAAGGATGTTCAATTCTTAATGTGGTACGTGCCAATTCTTGCAAAGTTCATTAAGAATGAAATCTATCCAGCTTTAACCGCCATTCAAAGTAATTATGCGGGCCGTTTAAGCGGGTTAGCATCTGAAACAGTTTGTCATGCCAATGCTTTAAATCGTAAAGCGATTGGATATGGCCTTACTTTAGAGCATGTTGGGAATAAATCACCGCATGACATTGAATGGTATTTAGCTCATTAATTCATTATCGGGTATTGTTGTAATAACAATACCCCTTGTTTAGGGGTAATTTAGCAATAGGCTAATTAGGAAGCAATAAAAACCCCCCAGAGGTGGTTAATCTGCAAATATATCTTTATGCATTAATATAGTCTCTCGGTTTCTTTTTTGCCTTCTTTCACTAGCTTCATGAAGGCTTGTAACAAAACCATTTTTTTCATAGAAACTTATTACTTTAGGCTCATTAACTGCATCCAAAGTTAAAAACCTAACTGACAAAAAAATGACTATAAACAACCCCTTGAATTAACTCTAAAATTACAGTTCCATAACCCATCCGAGCAAATTTTTTGTCCACCGCTAGTTTGGTGATTTTAACTGCTGGAAAATAAGTAATCGGAAATTCGCCATTTAACGCTAAGTCTGCTTTTTCACTATTGGTGAGTACAATTTTATCAGCTGATAGACTAAAGTAACCTATCAGTTCACTGTTATGTACAACTAAAGTTGTCTTAGTTAAACCATAACTATGATACTCAAAAGCATCTTCTATCAAAAACCTGTTAAGCTCTTCTCGCTCACATTCAAATTCTTGATAAAGATGCTTTTGATCTGATTCTAGGTGTATTAACTCGACCTCAGAAATTTCTATCTCTGTGGACAAATTACTACCTCTTAGTTTCTGTATGCGCTTTTAGCAATTTGAGCTAATTTCTCTAAACGTGTTTTACGAGCTGGAGTGATTTGTTTTTGCGCTTCGTCAATAATTTTTTGAGTTGAAGTTACACCAAAAGTTGGTGTAACCAACATTGCTGGAGCTTTCATAGTGATTCCCAAATACAGGCTGCGATAATAAGTTTGAAGTTAAACTTCATTAATAAAAATGAACGACCATTAAGGTTCGTTATGTTGGCATATTATTTACTATAGTAAATTTTGTCAATACAGAATCGTCGCGTCAATGTCAACCACATGACCATATTATGTAACATTAGGTGGACGATAATGTGTCGTGCGTTCACTATCCATGCTCATTTATCAGCACCTAAGTCTTCGTCGCTCGTTGCGTCGCCTTCTTATGCGCTTCATCCAAGAACATATCATCGAGTGTAAAAATGCAGTCATTAAAGATGTAACGCTCAACCGGTAAATCATATTGCTCAACATAAGCATTAATTGCCGAAATATCTAACGCTAGAGGAACACCTTGTTCATAGCGTCTAGATCGTGCAATCGTGTTATAGGCAGAAAGTATAGTGTTAGCTACATAAGAATAATCAGGCGCATCAGGAAGCTTTACCCCGAGGGCTTCTCTTTGCTTTTTTTCGTGGTCCGTGAGCCCCGCATATTTGTTCGCGTAGTTGTAGAGGGTTGTGACTTTCCCACAACATCATCTCGATATTGGTTTGCATCTGATTGAATCTTTTCTGATTCAGTTCGAATAAAGGACCAGAGAGAAACCCCTAAATCGCCCATGTTAAGCAATTTCGTAGCGTTCTCTGCATTGTATGCAGGTTCGGACTTTAACTGTTCGCCATTAGGACCTTCTTCGACAAATACAACACCCTTCCAGTCTTCAATTAAATGGCATGCAACTGCTTCCAATAGTAATTCATGAAAGAGTTTGTCATCGGGTGAAGCTTTAGCAACATCAAATCCTTTAGCTGTGATTTGGTTATTCGCACGTTCTAAAGCTACTTGATAAGGCTTATATCCAATGCCTCGGATTTTGAACTCAGCAAGTACATTACCTTCTTCATCTTTATATTCGCGCCACAAACTAACGTCTTTATTTCTTTGAATATTGACTTCAAGAGCCATGTTATATCTCCAAATAAGAAGGCAGCAATAAAGCTGCCAAATCAGTATTAAGGTGTAACTGGCGCAATCACACGAGTAATAACTGGCGATACGCGAATATGGTTGTAGTTGATGTCGACTGTGATGGTGTCTTCTCCACCGCCATCAGGGTGATTAGCTTCAGCCACTTCTAATTGTGGGAACTGGAATGCATAACCATTACCTGCATCATCTTCAATAGAGAATTCTAGCGGCATGGTGTCACGGGTTTTAATGAAGTCGATATATGCTGCCGATTGAGCCGAGAACATGTATTGAGTGTTGACGGTGATATCAACAATCTTCTCGAGATAAGTCGTTGCAGTGAGCTTTTTAGAGCCAATACAACGGATTGCTTCCATATTGTTGTTAATGGTCAATTCAAGAGACTGCATACAAGCAGTTCCGACAACTGTTTCACCATTAACTTTAAGATCACCGACGTTAAGCGCTGAAACAAGGACTAATTCAGGAACCGGTAAAGGCGAAGTCACAGGGTTTGTAGTTGTACGCTCAAACAGAGTGCCCATCAAGCCAAATGTAGCTGTGATTTTGCCAGTAGTGGCAATCGACATCGTAGCTTCATTTATACGTACACCGCGGTAAATAAATACCTGGTTAATATCTTCAAATACTTTGACGAAGGTAAATGTCTTTCGCACATTACCGCCAAAGTTAAGAACATCACTGGCCCAGTTATTCATTGCAACTGCTGACCAGAAGTCATCGAAGAGACTAACGGACAATTCAGTCTCGAGGCTCCCCACAACTTCTGCTTCAGTTGCAAAACCACCTTGACGGAATCGCGAATCGACCACACTGTTTGATGATTCAGTGGTGACGTTTTCAGTTAAACCATCAGTCACACGACGAACGGTCTTCCAAACTGGAGTAGTTGGTAATACTTCGGGGGTTTGTTCCTCTGCATAATAGAGGCGAATCTTTGCACCACTCGACATGGTTTTCTCCTTAATTTTCGGGCATTAAAAAGCCCTCGAATTGAGGGCGTAGTTTTGATTAGGGGGTCACATTTCAAATGCTACCCATTGATTGAAGAAGTGATGGTTGGAGTTCCATCTCAAGTTGAGATAACTCTTTTTCTAAAACTGGCTTTTCATCACGCCAAGCTCGCATATCACGTGCTGAGCAACTAATGTGGTCTTTTTTGGATTGATATTCATGACTTACAGAGTTGTATCTAGCCCATTTAGATTGAAAGACTTGGCTAAGTTGATTAGCCATCCAGTTAAAGGCATTAATAAATTCGATTTTAGTTTTCATGGCCTTTTCGCCAGTAAAACCCATAACAAGCAACATGAACCCGTCTTTTGAAATTCTAAAGAAAGGAGTTTTGCGTTCTGTGTTTCCTATCTTCTTGTTTTCAAAGGTTAATCCAAAATTGGATTTAGCAAATTCTTCACCACATTGCTTAATGATTTTCTTAATATCTCGCATTACATGGCTGTGGCTCTTATTAAAGGCCTCTGCTACTGCATAACTTGTTGTTTTTGGCTCGCCATTATCATTGGTAACCAAAGCTCGTAAATTCAGTGTTGTCATCATGTTCATAAGATTTCCTCTTACTTACTCATGTTCAAAGAAAAGAACTGGCAGGCACACTGAACATGAAAAGCGTGCTTTTCGGGGATCAGCCTAGCCAGTGGTTGCCTGAATTTCAGGCATAAAAAAACCTGCCGCTAAGGACAGGTTCGTTTAAAAGTTAAATTCGTTAATTGACGCGATAATTTATTGAAATGTTGTACTGAATGAAGTCCCCGTTATTGCCGAGGTTTTGTACTTGACCTTGGAGTATCTCTAGTTGGCCAGTTGTGTAATATTCGAAATGAGCTAACCAAGCATCTGCAAGTTTTGTTATTGCGACTTCATGTGTGTTCAGACGGGCCATGCAGTTGATTGAGATAATCCCTGTTCTTCTTGTGCATGGGGTATCACCAATTGCAGCAATGATCGAACCACCCCATAACACATTAATGTCACACCATAGTCCATCAACCGGCACAGTAAAGTCTTTATTAGGATATTTAATCCGGCTTTGCTCAATTCCAGTAAAGGCCATTGCTCTAGTGATAATGGCTTGTCGTGCTTGATCTAAAGTCATTGCCATTTTAACCACCGTATTTCTGAGCAATATAGTTAAAGGTTGTGGAATAAACGCCTTGAGGGGCTTGTCTTGAATAGCCACCTGTAGTTTTTGGTGTCTCTGGTTTGTCAGTGAAGTCGCCATATTCGATTTTGGTTGCATAAGGCGCATTCGTTTGGATGTATACAGTAGAGTAAGGAACTAGACGAGATAAAGCACTTGTGCCTTTGCTAATGGTTGAGCCACCACCTTTGTCTTTCTCGGCTTCATTAAATGATTGGTCAGTTTGGTTAATACTTACTCTGTGTGATGCCCTAAATGCCCCTGTATCAACTGGACTTTGGAGAACAACACCCTGCAAGGCATCAATGACAATATCTTTCTGTTTTTTGGTAAGGTCGGCTTCAATCGTTTTAGTGAAGGCACTCGGTTTGCTTGTCCAGCCCATTAAAAGTCACCTCAACTTTACCAAACAGTATCTCAAATACTGGTTCATTCCCTACTGTAAACACTCGACCGTCAATGGTGGTTTTATGTCGAATAAGATAGCCTTTGTTAGTATCTGCAAAGAGTACATACTTACATTCTTCGCCATCTAACAGCACCTTCTTTGGGCCATTAGTGGATTTGCGAACCTCAGCGTGATAAACGCCCTCTTGGTTTACAGCCTGACTTATTAAGTTCCCATCATCTAAGTTAATCATTAGACTTTCCTCAATTGAGCAATCCATGTTGCGTCCGCTGGATCTTTTCCGTAACTCACAACCCGATAATTACTACCTTCAATCACCCAAATGTCATTAACATCTGGTTCAACTAAAGTTCCTGCTGTATCTTTCACTTCATTTTGCAGGAGCACGCCTTTGGAGTCTGTTGCGCGGTAATCTATAGGCTTCACCAAATCTTTTAAATAAGAGCCAAATAGGACGCCTCTACCGCTATAGACATATTCGGCGTAAGCATCTTCACCAGTAGCGGGATTAGAACTAGTTAATATTTTGCGAGTACAGGTAAAGGAATCAACTGCATCCGCAAGCTCATCCTCAGCATCAAAGGCAGCAACAAGTTCTTGCTGGATCTCATCACGCATTCCCATGACTTACTCCGTAATGACATATGTGTTGATGTGATACTTCTCGCTAAAGAATGGCTCAAGCAGATCAAGGATGAATTGCATATCACCACTGACTGCCTCTTCTTTTCCTGCAACGTATGTTTTGCTTACCGACGTGCCAGACTGTGCAGAGACTGTTTTGGATGCTACTACACCTTCTTTAGTTGTGTAGAGTTGCCCTGCTGCTGCCAGTTTTGCTAAGTAAGCGCCAGCCGTAAGAATCGCATCTGGCATTTCACCTTCTGGATAGTCTGGTAAATTTCTAGCATTAAGCCACGCATTAGCCTGCATCACAGCAATAACCGGATCACCAGTTCCCCACCAGTCAGGCCCTAGCTTTTGAGTCACACTTTCGACTGTTACATAGTTCATAGCTTAATCCTAAAAATCTAATTAAGAAGGACGGCCCGAAAGCCGCCCTGCTTTAGTTATGCACCACCATTCAGCGGTGCTTCTGGCACTGGAACAGCCACTTGGGGATCTGTAATGCCATAGTCACCCGCTGTTTTGGCAGGGTCAAACATAGTGCCTGCTGCTAATGTGTCAGTCGCATCATCAGCATATCGGCGGTCAGTTGGGTATTGGTATTTGTAGTCTGGTTGCTTCTCAGCCATGACTGCTCTCCTTAAAGGTTAGTAATTAGGAAGCGGATTGAGGTGTCTTCTGGTTTGGTTACAAGTTCCCAGTTAGCTGCCTTCTGCAAATCAGCCCAAGAAGCGCTTAAAGACTCACGCTCTGTACCACCAGTTAAAGTGTCTTTAGGTGCAATGAAGCTAAAACCTTGCGGATGGATCAACATGTTGCGACGCGTCCAAAGGATTTCATGACCAGCACCATTACCAGTTGATTGTGTTTCTTCAACCTTCAAATCTTTTGGACCAGGAACAGAGTCATATGCAAATGCGCGTGGACCTGCAAGAATCGTGATGAACTTAGCGTTTGCGCCTGTGCCAATTTGCGTATTGGTATCTGTTTCAATGACTGCGCGCCCGTTGTAAACGGTGATTGGTGGCAAGTTATCACTTGTGGTCACTTGTTCAAGTAATTGCTGTTTACGCATCTTCGCAGCAATACGTGAATGCACGAACATCACACCACGTCCACGTAATGAAGCATTCATTGTGCTTTCCGCATCAATGTAGGCATCTACTGACCAACGTGAAGCATCTGTTGCTGTTGAAGCAGAGATGTCAGTAGTGAATCGCTTGCCGTTCGCCTGGTCATAATTACGCAAGCCAATTACTGTTGCTAGAGCACGGTTTTCGGCAGCTTGTTGCCAATACTTATTCAGCATTCCACCAATAAGCTCAAGTGAATTGACCTTCGATAAATACTGCCCAAGAACAGACTCAAGAAAGCCTTCGTTCATATAAGCAACGCGGCCTTGCATTTCACCTGCATCAATCGTGCGAGGCATTGCGATATCAGTCAAAATGGTGTTGCCATAGTTCTGTTCAACATTACCATCCACACCGTTAATGTATGGAACGACGAATGTTGATGAACCACTTGTAAGCAAAGGACGTAAAGATTCATCAGATACAAATGCACCTGATTGCACAAGTGGCGAAACTGCCACAGGATTTGGACGCAGGTAAGATAAAACTACGTCACGGTTAAATACTTCTACTAAAGAAGGCATGGAGTTACTCCCAATAATTAATTATTAAAGTCACCATTCGCTACTGCTGCTTGGAACCCTTGAGGGTCATTCTTTTGGAATTCCAAGCGCTCTTGCGTGGTCATTTCACTTGGTTTCTTGGCAGCTCCACCACCTGAACCACCGCCAGAAGCCCCACTTCCTGACGCATTTGAAGCAACAATTAATGGCTTGAATGCCACATTGCCGCGGAACTCTTTTTTGAGGTCATCAATACTTAAAGCACTAGGTTTGCCCTGCGAATCTAGTACGCGTACTTTGACCTCACCGTTTTCATCAGTTTCAACTTGAAGACGGTTTGTAATATGTGGAAGCAGTACTGCCTCCGAGCCTTTGATAGAAAGCTCACTTGCTAATGATTGTGCTGTTTGCCCGACAGTTAATTTGTAGACTTGGTCTTGCAATGCTTTGGTAGCTTCTGCATGTTTTGCTTCTGCTTGCTCAAGCTTGGCTTTCCAAGATGCTTCAATTGCAGCAACGTCACCTTTTTTACGGGCTGCTTCTTCAGCTTCTTTTTGGGCCTTCTCTTCAGCTTCTTGGCGTTTTTCTTGCTCTTTTTTCTTTTCTCCAAGGAGTTGTTCCACCTTGTTTTTAAGGCCTTCAAGCTCACCATTGTTTTGCTGCGGCAGACCTTCAACTTTTAAATAAAATGCACCGTCTTTTTCTTCGTAAAGTGCTTTCATTTCATCAGATAAGCCCTCTAGGCTATCGAGTTTGTATTTCATGTTTTGCTCCCTGAGCGGTTTTGCAGTCACAAACTGCGGGCAATAAAAAAGCACCCTTTCGAGTGCTCTAAATAGAATTAGGTTTTACTTTTCAGAAACTGGCTTGCTAGCATCTTCAAGGCTCTTCAATGTGTTGTTCACTGCTTTAGCAGTTCGTCCATACACATCCTTGCCATTTGCTGAATCAACAGGAATCATCACTGTATCTACAGTTGCTGTTACAACAGTGGAAGCCGCTGATACTGTAGCTTTTGTAAGACTTTCAATTATTCCGAACATTTCTTTTCTCACAATAAGAAAAGCACCCGAAGGTGCTAAGGTTTGAATTAAGTTGTTTTACATATTTCTATAAATAACTGGCTTTAATGCTTGAGATGCAATCCAAATATCGTTACGACATACAGGGCAATTCAACACATAGATAGTTTCGTTTCTATCGCTCATGACTCGCAACTCATTCTTTTGAAATTCGATAACTGAATAACACTTGCCACATGAGTCTCTATGGGTCTGCAACTCGGGCGGCACACCTCGACTAATTACTTTCATAATCCCAACCTCTTAAACATTTCTTCATCAAGCTTTTTGAGTTCAGCAAGCGTGAATGGTTGACCTGTAAGCGGATCAATAAACTTATCCAGAGAATACTTGCCCTCTTTGAATAGTTTGTATCTTGTCGGCCCAAGCCAAGACTTTTGAAAAGCTGCATCTTGTTTATCAAACCAACCTTTGAAAGTTGTATTTGAATCAACCACGCCTATCTCACCTTCACCATTCACTTTATTGTTAAATGGACGCATCCCAATTGTTTTTCCTGAATCATCCGATACAGGAATTAGAATCGATCGACAGTTTGGGTGAAGTGGTGGCACAGGATGAGGTTCATCTTTCTTATAAACCTTGTCTGAATAACCCATGCAGATTTTAGAAGTGCGGCTATCTAGTGTTGCGATGAACTTTACATATTCAACACCAATGATCTGATATGTTTCATTCAGAGCAACATTGGACACATGACTTCGAGCAGTTCGTACCATTGTAGAAATCTGGTTTCTACTCTGATCAAGCAAACCGTCTTGGTAATTAAGAGCCTTCTTGCCTTTAATTCGCTGAACAATCTGCTGGTTTGTCTGACCCCGAGATAGACCATCTCGAATTGTTTGCTCTACTCGTACTTTTGTATCGTCTGCAATCTTCTCGAATAGGTAATCAAGCAGCACACCACCGCTTAAAGGCGTTTTCTTTGCCTTGTTGAATAGCGTCTTTCCATTTGGTTCTATTTTGCGATTAGCGAGGGTTTTAGCCTGATATGTAGCTTCATACACCGCTAATGCAGTAGCGCTTACAGTGAAGCTCTCAAGCAATCCTGACGCTACACTTGCCTGCCAAGTCTGAACTAATGTCCTTACTTCTTTTAATGCTGGTGTTGTGTATTGTCCTGCCATCAATGCAGTCTTTTCAGCGTCACTCAAGTCATCTAACAAATCTCTTAACTTTGAAAGCATCTCACTAGAGAGCGAATCAAATTGTGTTAGGAGATTATTAATTTCAGTTGAAGACAACCGGTAGAGGAAACCTGATGTGATACCAGGGCATCAAGTAGAGCTTGTTGTGACAACTGGACGTTCATTTGTCACTCCTGCGATTTAAACCACCATAGGTCTATTGACTGACTCGCTTTCGATACGTGTTTGTTCGTCTTCATAGCTAATTTCTGGTACTTTCCCAGTAGTAAGCAACTCATGGAATGTTTCCATACTCATGCGATTAGCAAGCACCATTTCCCAATAGAACTTAAGCGTATCAAGGTCAATCTTGCCTTTAGCAAAATCTTGCTTAATTGTGAGTTTCGCTTTAGATCCGCTTCCGTAATATGCAGCACACCATTTAAGCGCGTATTCCATCGCCTCATTGGTATTAGCCACACACAAAGAAAGGACACTATACTGAGCAAGTTTTTCATTATTTGATTGAGTAGCCGTTTTATTGACTTGTTCCGTCTCAAGAATCTTGGCACCCATGGCCTGCATGTACTTTTCTTTAGCATCCATAGCCTGTTTTGCTAAGGTGCTTTCAGTGACTTGCTTGTAGTCAAATGATGAGCCTTTCGGAAGCATTAAAGGATTCTTAGAACCTAAGCGAACTCCATTTTTCTGCAACCAGTCGCGCCAACCTTCATCAAGTTCATTAATAACTGGTTGAGCTTGCCCACAGATAAATACCATTTCTTCATAGCTTGCGCTGTTTTGATAATGGGCCAAGTTCATAGTGACAATTGGTTCTAATGGGATCGGGTCAATATTCCAATCATTAGCCAAAGACCCCAAAGGAATAAAAGGAATTTCATTCCATCTTTGGCCTAATGAATTCGTTGGATAGAAGGCATCACCGCCCTGTAGTTCTCCTGACTTATCTGTATAAACTTGAACGTTATATTCATTGTTTTCATCAAGTCGAAGTACGCGGTAAATATTGATTTCTTTCTTAGAGAATTCGTCTTCTGGATCTTTTTCTGTGGACTTCTCATGCAAGACAATAAGTTCAGGCTTATAGACCGAACCAACTCGCTTTAGACTCCAATTGATAATGCTCAACGACTCATAAAATACGATTGTTGGTCGAATACCTAAGCTCTCTGCCTGCTGTACAGACACATTTCCATTAGTAGTTGGATAATCTACGAATAAACCGCCACGTGCATGTTTAAGCTGACCTTGCAAGGCAGATTGTGCAACTTGGTAAATTGACTTACCTGTACCATCTGCATCGTATTTAAGAAAATCCATTCCATCCGGTTCGAACGTTGGGTCCTCAGCAAATACCACGCCCACCATCTTGTTTAATGTGTCTTTAGAAATCTCATAAAACACAGCACGGGTTAAGTAAGCCAAATAATATTGATCATTCTGCGTTAAATCAGACGATACATTGGGTTTTGGTAAATAAAGTTCGCCACGCTTCTTAACCGTGGCAGAACCATCACAGACATCGTCGATAGTTTCCCAACGCTTTTTCATGTCTGCATAAGCTTGATGTTCAGTATTAACTGGCATTAGTAAACCATTCCTATATCTAGTGTTTTTGCAACAACCTTTTTACCCATAGCCACAGCAAACATACGGAAGCCATCAGCACTGTGTGAGTGAATGTCATGAAGTGGGTTGTCTTTCCAACATCCAAGCTTGTCATTCCACTCTTTTCGGTAGTTCTCAAGATGAGTGATTCCTTCTGCACATTTGTACTCATCAAATTCACATAGAGGCAAAATCTCACGAACCTGCTCAATACCATCCATCACCGTTATATTTGGCACCACTTCGAAGTTGACTGAGTATTTCTCCCCGTCATCAAGCACATAACCCTCTTTGGCAATGTCTAGGCGAGACTTACCATCATTCATAAGAGAGCGGTTTTTAATGTCGTGCGGAGCATAATGCTTGCTGTACTTGTAGCCTTTTTCTTTAAGCACTTTGAAATAGTGCCGCATACCTTCGCCTGAGTTTTCGTAGTAATCGATAACTTGGTAGCAAGTATCTGATAACTTCCTGATAAACCAGATCACCATTGAGTCTGAGACACCTAAGTCCCAGAAGGTCATAACAGGTAAATGATCATTAGAAGGCAATACACCAATGCGTTTATTGGCATACAAGAATTTAAATTGGTTCTTGTAGTAAGCACCTTCAACAGACTGAGCAAAAGCTTCACTAGGAATACTTGGATATTCCCGCTTCATATCCTCGCCAAGAGTTTTCTCTTTTGAGTGATACCAAGCCCTTTGCTTTGGCGTTGTTTTAATCTTGTGCTTAACTTCCAGTTCTTCAAAGTATTGAACTAGGCGCTGTGGGAGTTCTTCAGTTGGTTCAATTTCATAATCAGCATTCTTCCACCAGGAGAAGAAAAAGAATTTCCAATCAAGAGGACTTAATTTTTTGCTGAGTAATAATAACTTTTCCGCTAATTGGCAGAATTCATAGAAGTAGCCGCTTTTACCTTCAGCAGTACTCTCAAGTGTGATTCGTCCTTTAAGACTGACCGCTTCAAATGCACCAGTAACAATCTCACGTGCTTTATCTGGGAACTTCGCACAAATCTTACCGAACTCAGACACATGTAATCGGTCTAATGTTCCACCACGGAAAGAGGTTGATACTGTGATCGAACCCCCTTTAACAAATACAAGCTCATCCTTAGTTTGAATCTCTAAAGGATTGGCTGCTTTGATTAAATGCGGTAAGCGATCATAAGCGTACTTAACCTTTTCACGGAACAAGCGCTTAGCATCATGTAGCGTATGGGCAATCAATGCACACTTATCAGACATGAATAATGCAGCATCTAACTGAATCATGCACATCTCAGTGGTAAAACCTAACTGACGTGCCTTTAAGATGATGTTACGTGTCCATTCGTTTTCGAAGTATTCAAGCTGTTCAAGTGTCATCTTGAACTTAACTTGCTTACCCTCTTTATTCGTAATGTAGTAAAGATTATTTAAGCGCCATAACTGGTCTTTAAGTTTCGCTTTATGCTCAGGATTCAGCATGGCTACTCCTTATAATTAATCATCCTTCCCTATTTCATCCATCAATTCTGATAATGACTGAACTTCAAGTGTCAGCTTATTCTCTTGTTTGTCAGCTAAGCCAAGCTCACGGGCAACAATAGAAGCATTAAGCAATCCAGCACTTGCACCTTCAAACTTTTGAGTGAAGATAACCCTTTTGATATCGCTACAGATTCCAATAAAACCTTCTTTAGAGCAGTAAGTTGCCCAAGTTTCGTCAGAGATATCAAGAAAGAAACATAGACCTTGAATGGTCATTGCGCGCATCTTCGGCAAATCTTCAACAGTTACAACGCCCTCATATGCAAATGCCTTCGCCTCTTCTAGTGGGTTATCTGTAACCCATTCAAAGTATTCACAGGCAGCTTCCCATAGTTGTTCTGGATCTTCAAAGATCGGTTTACGACCGTGAGAGCTGCGCTGCTCCCAGAATCTATTACCGATTGGAGCTGCCATATATTTACCTCATTAAAAAACCGCCACTTGGGCGGTTCGTATTATTCATCTAAGGTTGCTTGAACCTCTTTAATATACTTAAGTAAATTATCTCTACTTAACTCGCTTAAATCCATAACACCATGGCCACCACAATTGCTTAGTATTGCCACAGCAATTGCTGCTTTACCTTTAATTTTTTCACATTCAATTACTGCTTCATATTCAAGGTTATTCATTGTCATTTGTTAGTTTCTCATTTTATAAAGTGAGAGACATTAATAATATGAAATTGGCAATTATTCAAGCACATACTTAAGATCATCAGGCGTTTCCAAATAACACCCTTGTTTATTGCAGAATGCATGAATGTCGTTTAGGTATTCAGTGAATTGAGCTGTACTTGCGTCTGTCGTGCTCATTAACTCACAAAGTCCATCAGCTACTTGTTGATAGGCTGGATGCTTAGAATCCTTCAACTCTCTAACAGCCTTGAATGTTTTCTTGTATTGGCCAACGTCATCACGATCATAGATTTTTGCTAAGAAGTTCTTCTTAAAGAACAGATGCTCATAGTCTTTATCTGTACCTTGACGTTTAGCCCACTGATTAAGCCACATCCAGTACAAGCGGTTTTGAGCTTTCGTCCGGTCCTTCTCTTGAGGTGCGATTAATACTACTAAAGGCTTCCCTTCACTCGCTGCCTTTGCATGATTATTATTCAGATAGCCAATTACATAGTTGATGTCAGAATGGTTTTTGATGACGAATCGTGGTTCCATTTTGACCTCGCAATAAAAAACCACCCGAGGGTGGCTTAAACTTTCTCAAACTTAAAATCACTTCTTGATGTATAGACCTTTGCTATATGACGCAAAGCCACTTCTTCAGTATCAAACATCATTGAGAATGTTTTAAATTGAATCTTCTTGCCATTTGAAAGGACTTGATATTTGTATTCATATTCTTCGAACTTGCGACCGGTTCTCTTTTCAAAGTCTTGTAAAAAGTAGCTAAGCTGTTCACCAAACCAGTAAATTTGATTCTCTGGAATGAAGCGAAGTCGATCACGAATTAACTCGCGACAAAATGGATGTCGAACATGTTGATGGTTAGAGTTAATAATCCATTCAATTTCATCTAGCCGTTGCAGGTATTCAATCAAGCGACCAATTTCTTTAACTTCTTGGATGTCGTTAAACTCACCAATTGGCGTTCTATACAATGTTGGTGTATCAATCCAATCAAACTCTGGCACATCAATTTCTAGGCTAATTTTCATTAGAATTTACCATTGATTTATAGAGTTAAATTATACCATAACCACATGATTTAATTAGAAAACATCGTCTGATTTTGTATCTATTTTTAACATTAACTCGGTCTTTTCTAACCACCGCTCAAACATGGTTTCTGATTCTTGTCTTGTGCCTAATTTGTATGTGTCGAATAGGAAATGACACTTATGGCATAACGGCACTGTAAACGCATCTGAGGCTTTTATTCCTTTTCCCTTGCCATGCTTACCAGAATTAGAATGAGCAGCCTGTGAGTGAGGATAGCCGCATCTAACGCATGGTAGTGCTCTTATTTCGTTTAGCCTCTTTGTCGAACGCATTTTCTAGGTTCTCTATTCTGGTTCTGAGAGTATTTACTTCACGCTGACATTCAGTCTTAAACGTATGGCTGCTGAATAAATGGTTATAGTTTTCTAACCGGCTAAGATTACGTTTATAGATTTCTAAATTCTTCTTCGCTTCGATTGTGTCCATGTTCACCCCAAAAAAGAAAACCCCGTCAAAGGACAGGGCTACAAACACTTAATCTTTCCACACTTTCTGCATTCTTTGATTGGGTCGTCGTTGTAATCCGATCCATATTCCCAAACATGAAAACAGAATACTTGCCTGATGATTCGGAGCATGTGAACCTCCAAAAAGCAAAGGAAACGTAGCGAAAGCTTTTAGAAATGCTTTTTATCTTCAACAGTTAGAGGATGAAAAATCATATAAGCTTCAACTTGATCTAACTTGATAATATCGCCAAGATCAGGACGATCTACTGTAAGAGTGAAATGTTTATCTTCACTATCACACATATCCCACACAGCAGGCAGGTAATCAATTGACTCACTGTCAACTTTGACTGCTAGTACACATAATTGATTTGGTTTAGTTGGTGCATGTCGGTTTGATAGCCAAGCCATTCTTCTTCTCACTTTCCAATAGGCAATAAAAAAGCCCACGATTAAGTGAGCTTTGATGTGTTGGTCTTCGGAAATCCGTAATACGACCAGTATATAAAAACTATACTCTTGTTTCCGCAATAATGGAATACCTACACTTTCATATCTTTGTAAGTTTTTCTTTTGTAGGCTTCAACTGCTTTGCCTGCTTCATCAATTGCCGAATCAATTGCTAAAGTCATCAATGTTTCATAAGGCTTCCATGTCTTGCGGTAGCACTCTATGTTCATCTGATGGCTCTTAAGACCTGCATAAGCCAAGCGCCCTTTAGCTGTGTAATGTTCTTCTAACTCTGGATTTAATGCGAAGTCTAATACTAGGCGAGCAATCAACCATGCTAGGTGATATATAGCGACATGTTCAGGCTCTCGCTTCTTATCAACTGCGGCATTTTGAACCATGATCTTCGCCAAATGATTACGTACATACTCATAATCACTTTCCGACTTGCCTTCAAAAATAATCAGTGCTGTGACTGACTTTGCTAACTGGGTATCCATTGAAGCAATAGCACCCAAGCGGTCTTGATAGTTCAATGGTTTCTCTCCTGTTCCGCGAATCACTGGCTCAATACTTGGTGAACTCGCAGTTAAACCATGAGTCAACCATTCAAAACGTTCAAACTTCTCAACTGCTACTGCATTCATACCGTCACCCTCAAATAGTTTCTAAATCTAAGATTGTTATAGTTCCCCAATGAACTGCACCGGTATCAATCCAATAGCAGTTATCACGCTTACATGGCTTTTGAGTTACTGTGTGCCCCATAATCACTGCATCCACACCATTTACATGTGTGTATTGCTGATTGTCAGTATCAAGACGCTCTCGGCCCCACATCGCTAAATCTGATGGAGCGTCGGTTTTTAGATGGCTGACTAAACGAGTCCTTAAACTCATTCCAATCATTCTGTTCGATATGCCCATGCAC